ATCCTGAGCTGTGTCGTTGTCCCGGTGCTCGTGATGCCGAGACCCTTGATTCCGAAATTGATTGAGTTGATGCCCGTCACTACCTTCGACACGTTGCCCCAGAGCATTATCGCCTGATTGCTCGCGGTGATCCACGGCATCATGCCCTGCACCATCGCGCCCAATTGCTCTTTGGCGTCTCCGAGATCGTTGGTAAGCTGCGCTATCTTACCTGAGGATGTCTGTGCCATCGCCGCGTTCATCTCCCCTACGTTGTTGGTGATGACCTTGGCGAGCATTGCCGCGCGTTCCTCTTCCGTGCCCATCTTCAATGCCTTCTCCTCCGCCTCCGTGAACGAGATGCCGACGCGCTTCAATGCAGACGTCTGGCCGTTCATAACCTTGCCGATGAGGTTACCGATCGCGATGGTGTCGTTGCTCGTGGCGTTGAAGCCTTTTTGCTGGGCAACGAGATTGTTCATCGCGGGTATCAATGTCTCGAGAGCGGCGGTCGAATTGAGGAAGGTCGCAATCTGCTGTGCTCCGGCAAGCTGCACCTCGTCGCCGATGATGCCCAGCGCCTGCTGTGCCGATGCAAGATCCTTGATTGCCTGTATCTGGCTCTGCGTGGCGTCCATGCGCTCGCCCATCACCGTTTCAAGGCGTGTCTCCACAGACACCTGCTCCTGATAGGCGTTGGAGAGATCCTGGCACACTGCCGACAACTGCCCGATGGCTGACGTCACCGAGTCTATGCTTATGGATGCCGCCGCCATGTTTACGAGCGATTTGTTTACGCCGTTGGCCTCCACGATTGTGCCTTTAAAAGCTTCGCGGAGTGCCTTGGCGTCCATCGTCAGGGCTTTCAGCCCCTGCCCGTTGTCCTCTACCTTAAAACCTATGGAAATAGTTTTCTGTGACATTGATCAATATTTGCTTCCAAATTTTTTCAGCGCCTCCTGAGCGAGTTTCATGCGCTCCGCCTTCGTAAGGTTCTCCTCCTCCATTTCGGGCGTCTTTTCGTCCCATGGATAGCGGAGCAGTTTTTTCGGGGCGATCTTTTTAGTTATGTGCGGGGCTATCGTGAGATATGCGTTCATCCGCATTATTTCCCATGCCTCCCTGCTCTCCCTCTCCTCCTTTTCGCGGTATTTGATAAGTACCTCCGCAAACTGTGCGGCCGTCAGCCGGCAGAAGTCGAGATATTGCATCCCGATTTCCCCGATGGCGATGCCTAAGAGCTCGTTTATTCCGGGAGCGGGCTTTCCGTCGCCGCCGGAGTCTCCGCTATCTTTTTTTTTGATGCCTCAGCCGCCTGCTCCGCCATGTAGGCGGTAGCCCATCGTTTAAGCTCCTCAGCCGTCAGGCGGTTGGCAAACTGCTGAAAAGTATATGGCAGTTCATGCCCGGAGACCTCCGAGCCTGACGCCACGCACGAGTAAAGAAGCGCAAGAAGCTCGGTGGTGTCGTTGAGATCTGCCGCTGTTATCTCTTTCCCCGTTTCTTTTTTGAAGTAGAGCATCGCGCCCATCGTGAGCTCGAAGGGAAATGATTCCCCGGTGGTGAGTGTTATCTGATGTTTCATATAATGGTATTTTAGGTTATTTATTGGTAACGTGGAGCGGTGCCACCCCCTCCACGCTTATGTTATGCCGCCGGAACGTCACCCTCGGTGAGGGCTGTCTCGTCGAGCGTGTCGGGAGCGCCCGAGTTGCTGAGCGAGATGGAGTAGGTGGAATCATCGTTGGCGGGGTCAGTGCGGTCGAGCGAGTCGATCACGCACGCGCCTTTGAAATACTCCTTAGAGCTTCCGCGCTCCATACATTTCGCCTTGATAGGCTTGCCTGCCTTCCATGCTTTATACACTTTGGCATAGCCGCACTCCTTTTCTCCGTAGAACACAAGGCCGTCGGCCTTGATGGAGATGTTGAGCCCTGTTACGGTCTTTTCGGTAAAGAGCGAGTTGGCTGCCGTGGCGTCCGCAGGCGGTTTTACCTGGTGCTCCTTGGTCGTCGAGTTGCACGTCATCTGATGGGAGGTGCAGTGCCCTACGGCCTCGTCCTCCAGATAGAGCAGCATGTTGCTGCCGTTGCAATAACCTTTTTCCATATCTATAGTTTTGCGTTAAAAATCAGTTTCTTCACGTAAGCGTCTTCATCGGGCACCTCCTGGGCGCCCCGATAAAAACATGATCGGACGGTCAGCCCGCAGTCGCTTTTCCACTGTGCCGAATCAAGGCATGTCCTCACGCGCTCGCATAGGTCCACCATGTCGTTGATGTCTTCGGCAAGACAATAGATGGATACCGTTATAGTATCCGCCGCGCCTTGCTTAGTCTGCTCCTCCTCCCCGCCTTCCTGTATCATGTAGATGTAGGGGAGACTGGCGTCACGGGCTTTGAGCCATACAACCTTCGTGGCGATGGCCATGACTGCCTCGTCTGCCTCGAGCGCCTCCCGGAAGGCGTAGCCCCACGAGAGCGATGTGCGGTTAATCGACTTGTCCTCCATATTTTACTGCTACCTTAAATATCTGCTCGATGATTTCTTTTTCAGCCGTGTCGCCGGTCTGCTCCAGAGCCTCCCCTTTGGTCTTCTCCATAAAGAGGTAGGGCTTCATGCGGCCTGTCCTGTGGCCGCGTCCCCTGCTCTTCCACCGGATACCGAAGCGTTGTCCGCTCGTTGCCGTCACTCGGTTCTCGGTTCCTCCCTCCGCCCAGAGCGGCACGATCTTCTCGCGCTCCTTCTTTTTCGCTTCGGTAAGTGCCTTACCTGTCGCACCCTTGTAATTCACCCTCGATTTTTTTGTGCCGACGGTGACGCGAAAGCCAAGCTTGTTGCGGTAGACCACCACGCGGATACCTTTCTCCACGTTTTTGTTCGCGCCGGGCATCGAGAGCCGGAGATTGCTCCGCGCTATGTCGCGCACCTTCATTCCCATCTTGCGGAAGGCCGCCTTGATGGCCTTTTTCCGCTCCTGGGGCGAGAGCATTTCGAGCATCTTCATCAACTGGCTGTCGTCGTAGCGTCCTCCGTTATCCATTATTCATTTACCCTTACGCAGCTTAGTATCCTGAGATCGTTTTCAACGTCTACCTGCGAGCCCGCCACGTCGTAGAGATGTCCTGTCCGGATGTCGCGCACCCGTGCCTTCTCTCCGATGACTACCTGCCGCCTTACCTTGTATTCGGCTTTGACATCATCAAAGATCTCGCCCAAGTCGATGCGCTGCGATGCGCTGTATTTGGTGCGCTCCGCGTAGATGGGCTTTGGGTCCTCCACCCATTCCTCCCTCGGATGTCCTTTCTCGTTCTTCGTGATCTGTAGCCTCACGAGCTTCAATATCGGTCTCAGTTTCCCGGCTTTCATAATTTTTTAAATGGTCGGATAATTGTATCGACATAGACGTCAGCCTTGTCGCTCCCCTCCGGATGATTATAAAAATCGGCGGCACGGATAAGGATCGCCCTTTTGAGATCGGCGGGGAATTTACCGCCGCCCATCTCTATAAGCTCTTCTTCGGTGCGCTCCGTCTGGCGGATAACGCCTGCCTCCGCCCCTTCGAGGATTTCCCGTAGAAGCGTGTCATCGTCGTCGAAATCGACGCGCACCTGCCTTTTCAATTCATCGAGCGTTACGTTCATTTTTTACGACTGCTTGATTTTGAGCAATGCGAATGCTTCTGGGCGGAGTTTCGCAGTACCGAAGTCAGTGTTGAGTGTAAACTTGACACTGTTGCTTCCTGCGCCGGTGTAAGGATCTACGATGAGGTAGATGTCCCCGAACTGGCCTGCGACCTGGAAAGTGAAATCTCCGAGACCGATGTAGCCCTCGCCGATTGCCGAGTGACAGAAGATCGGGAGACCGCACATCTTGTCGTTTTCAACTACCATGATACCGCTTCCGGCATCCTTGGGCGTGGCCTCGAGCTCCGCCTTGGTCGCCTCGGTCATCACCCAGCACATGCGCTGAGAGCTTACGCCCTTGGCGAGCAGTTTTGCCTTCTCTTTGTTGAGCGCCTTGAATGTGGGAGACACCTCGGTAGCGGTCATGCCGACGAAGGGACCGGTGATCGCGCAGTTGGCTGTCACCTTCTCTCGCGATACGAGGATAAGGTTGATCTTCGAGGCGATTGCTTTGGGGAGCAATTCCTTGATTATTCCCTCGAGCTTGCCGTCGCTGTTGTAGAGCGATTCGCGGGTAGCTGATACCTTGACGGCGATGCGCTGAGTTACGGTCGCTACCTTCGAGAGATTGATCTTTTTCTCTTCGATCTCCACGCCCTCGTCGGCAATGGTCGCCTCGACCGCCTCGACAACCGGCCACTCGTAAGAGCCACGGCAGCCGGTCGGCATACGGATGCCTACCTTGTTATAGATAAGCTCCTCCTCGAGGGGCATGAGGATTTCCTGAATGGTTACGGGGAAAAGACCGCCGGTCTTGACGTCACCGGTGGTCATGAGCTGGGAAGCGGTGCTTACCGTTCCCTCGGCTCTTACCTGTAATTCCATTGCCTTTCCCTCGGCGGCGATGCTTCGGAGACCGTTTTTCCAAGCCTCCTTTTTGTTCTCGCCGGAAATGGCGGTGGGGAGCGTCGATTCCATGCGCATGGTGAGGAAAGTCTTCTCTCGCTTCAAGGTTGCCACCTCGGCCTTCTCCTCCTCGGTAAGGTCGCGCTTCTCTGTCTCCATTTTGTCGGACAGTGCGCGAAGTCGTGCGCAGATTTCCGACACTCTCTCATAAATCTTTTTCATATGATGATAAAATTTGTAAGTGTGATATAGTGAATTATAATATTTTCGCTGCCGCCCTCAGCTCCGCAGCCCTTTTCTTCCATGTCTCGTCATCGCCCTTCTCCTCGGCTTTCGTGTCGTCCTCCTTTTTGTTGTCCTGGTTCTGTGAGGGAGCTTTAGCTCCCCCGTCAGCCCTGTAGAAGTCGAGCGCCCGTTGTGCCACCTCGGTGTCTTCATAGACTGGTGTCGGAGTAAGAGTAAAGTCATAGATGCCGATCATCCTTTTTACAGTGTAGGTGACGATCTCCTTGCCGTCTTTCGTCTCCACGGTTTTCTCCACCGCGTCGCGGTCCCAATAGTCGGCACGGAAGGCGAAAGAGCATCCGGTGATGTCTCCGCGCTCCACGAGTGCGAGTGCCGTGCGCCCGTCCTCCGTGTCCGGAGGCGTGAAACGGAAGGTCACGCCCTCGTCGGTGAGGTCGTAATGAAGCGTCCCCTTCCCCTCGCGCGACCGCGCCAATATCTTTTCGTTGTTATGGAAAAGGGTCATGAGGATCGTCCCCGAGTCAAGAAGATCACGGGTCACCGCTTCGCGGGCTATCACCTCCCTTATTTCGGTGTCCTCATCAGAGTAGAGCGCCCTGCTCAGGCTGTCGAAGACAATGGCGGTGCCCGTGATTTCTCTCTCCTCGTTTTCGTTCTCGGCGGCGCGGACCTGCACCGCGCTGTTGAAATGCCTGTATTGTATCTGATTTCTATCCATGTCTATTTATCCTCTTTATTCGGTTCTTCATTCGGCTCCTCATTTAGCGTTGCGCTCCCCTCCCTGATCTGCTCGATTGTCCGGAGGTTGGCGGATACAAGCGGCGTGTCGCCGCCTTCCACAGGTGCTTTGCCGAGTGAGATGCGGGCCTCGTTGATGGTAGATGTGCCTGTCTGTATCCTCTTGTCGATATAATTGATCCTGCTCGTCAGGTCGGTCGCATAGATCTCCTCGCGGTCGAAATGGAAGCGTTTCTTACCGTAGTCTTTGCGCCGGAGAAGCTTCCGCTGTAGCTCGATTTCTATCTGCTTCAGAATGGGATTAAGCGTATGCGACAAAAAGGCTACATTTGCCATCTCCGCGCTCTTATAATTAGAGGGAGCGTCGTCAAACACGAAGGAGGGATCAACGCCAAAAAAGCGGCAGATGTCGCGCACGGAAAATTTCCGTTGCTCAAGACTCTGCATGTCGGCAGCCGTCATTGCAAAATTTTGATATGCCGCCTTACCGCTTACCGCGATGATCCTGTCACCGCGGTTAAAACTCTCGTTCATGTCGCGGGCGAGTGCCTTGAGAGCGTCTTTTGTATATTCGCCATAGCCGGGCACGCCCTTCTCATTCGTCACCATACCCATCGGCGCACCGCCGTTGGCGAATTGCGTAAGGGTGTTCTGCTCCGCTGTATGGGCGAGCGTCATTGCCGCCCTTGCGAAATGCCTGATGGAGGTCGAGTTTATCCCGTCGATCGAGAGACCGCGCAGGAGGATAAGCTCATCCTCCATAAATGTGCCGTTGATTCCCTGGGCGTGGTCGGAGATGTAGTAAACGCCGAGTTTCTCTGCAAGCCCTCCCGTGCCGGGTGTCGCAAGCACAAGACGGTCGAGTGCTCCGGAGAAGTCGTTGTATTGAGGTATGATCAGCGCCTCCCCCTCGAGAAGCTTGTTCTGTACCGCCTGCCTCCAGAAGTCGAAGGCATTGGTCCACTCGTTGGGCTCGACGGCAAGAAGGTAGGCGAGATCTCCCCCTTCCTCCTCGAAGATCGCTCCGCGCTTCTTCTCGATGCGCAGCGGAAGGCACGCCACCGACTGAGTGATCATAGTCACGCACCGGTACACTGCCGCTATCGTCAGCGATAGGTCGGTAGAGTCTACCCAGTCAGGCTCTCTGTCTTTTAAGATGGCGTTATTTGATATGCCGGCATTCTCCACGACAACCTCGGCGGAGCGTTTCTGAGCTTCCCCGAATAGCGTGCTGATGGCTCGGCTGATCTTGTTAGGCATAAATAAAAAGTGATGGTATCTATAAATCATGGGGCAAATTCCCCGATTTGGCACCAATTGGTGCCACTTTTTCCGATTTTTCTTAATTTTTTTCGTGTTTTTCTCAAAAATTTCTGATTTCGCATAAAAATTTACCAAAAAACAATGGCCGCGCCTCCCGGCGCAGCCACCAAACCTGATTATAACAACCTAACTAAAATAAACAATAACAACAAACAAAAAATCTAAATCATGTCAAAAGCTTGTCAGCGAAGTTCTGTGTGGAAGCCTCGGCTCCCTATATCTGTTGCCATGCCTCTGCGAATAATTTATGACACATAAGCATGGTGATTACTCCATCTATCTTGCCGTTTTGGAATTTCTTCATAGGCTTCATGTTGTTCATCCGGTCGATGTCGAGAGTGGCGTTGCCGAAGCAATAGGCGTTGATGGGGTTGTCGTCGATGAAGATGTGACCGGTGCGGATACCCACCTCAAAACTTTCGCACGCCGATGTAAACGCCATGTACGTTTGCCCCACTCCTTTCAGCACAGGCGCCGCGCCCGCCGCCGCGAGCATGTTCTGACACTCCCGGCTCTTAGCGGGGTCGTAGCCTATCGCGATGGTGCGCGTCGGGCCGTTCATCTGGAGTATATATTCCACGATGGCGCGGTAGTCGATCACCTCTCCTTTCGTAAGGATCAGATGACCATCCCTCGCCCATTTCTCGTAGAGCCTTCTGTTGGCGTGCGTCTTCACCGCCACCTCCGGCATAAAATAGGCGGTCTTGTAATAAAACGCCTTCTTCTCCTCTGAGTAAGCGCCCGTGCTCACGCATGAGAAGTCGTCGCGCACCGATAGGTCGATGGCTATTGTAGCGTCAAGACGGTCGCGGAAGTTCATGAAGTCAACGTGCATCGTTGCCTTCTCGATACATTCGCTGTCGAGCCATGTGCGGCTCTCGTTAACGCAAAACTCATTCAACAATTTTGTGCGGAAAGTAAGCATGTTTTCCGCCGAGAGCTGCGCGTTGTCCCATTCGTCCTCATAGTAGTTCTCCTGTATCGTCACACCGATATGCGGCTGCACCTTGTGCCATGTCCGCGGATCGTCGGGAGCGTCGTCGACGTCTGGTAAAAATAGCGATGCAAACATCTTGTCGTTCTTCATCTCTCCGCGGAGCACCGCCTTCGCGCCCTCGATCTCCTTGGCGAAGGGACCGTCAACAACGTCCGATGCCGTTGAGATGATCACTGTCAGCGGCTCCTTCCTCGCGCCCATCGAGGACGTCAGCACGTTTTTCAGATCTGCCCCGTTGGAGCCCGCTGTATTCCTCGCCTGGGCGTATTCGTCGATAATCACGAGGGAGGCGTTTAGGCCGTCCCTCGTCTTGGCGTTGGCGGCAAGACATGACGCGCTGCTGTCGCGCGTGCCGTCCTGAAAAAATATCGTTTCCCGGTTGATACGCACGTGTGGCGATCTGTCGCCCTCGATGTCCCTCACGATGTTTCTTATCTCGTCAAAGCAGATCTTCGCCTGCTGATAGCTATTCGCCCCTACATACGCCTGTCCGTTGTGGTCCCCGAAATAAAGATCATTGACGGCAAGAGATGCCGCGCTCGTGGTCTTTGAAAATTTTCGTGGCACAAAAAGATAGGCGAGCCTTATCAGGCGTAGCCCCCGGTCGTTGTCGAAGCCCCAGATGTGGGCGAACTGGTATGTCTGAACAGGCGTGAGCTTGTATCGCGTGCGCCCCGTAGTGCCGTTGAATTTAAGCAGCTCATAAAATTTTATGAATCTTCTTACGCGCCCTCTCCGCCATTTATACTCATCGAGCATCCGGAGAAATCTCTTGATGCCTAACAGCTCATAGAGGTTATGCCCTTCCGGATCATTGGCGCACCCCCTTATGTAGATCATGATGCGCACGTCGGTTCTGTCGAGCTTCTCCGTGTGCCGTTCCCATTCGTCAGGGATGCCGAAGCGCAGCTCTTCAATGAGGGCGTTCTTAAGGTCGCGGTCGCGTTTCTTCTCTTCTTCAGTCATCGTCTTCCTCCTCTCCGAGCATCCTGAAGAAGGATTCTCGCCCGTCCTCCTCTTCCGGTTTTTTCTTGGAATCGTAATTAAGGCCGAGCGCCCTGAGCTGTGTCGTGTAAATATCCATGTAATGTATATACATGTCATGCGCCGGATTCTTAGCGAGCCGGAGGTTGCCTTCTCTTGAGATTTCCACCTGGAGGGGAGCGAATGCGGCAACGCCTCCGGAAAATACCGTCTGGGCGGTCGCCCATGTCGATGCCGCCGCCAGGATCTGGGGTTCGAGCGCTTTTTTATAAAGCCCTCCGTCTTTCATCGCCTCCCTTATCCGGTTGGCTGCCGTTGCTGTCAGCTCGATAAGCGAGGGACCGATATAGGGCACCGGAGATGCCCCCTGGTCGTTCATCACGCTCGACTCTTCGGCATTTTTTTTAATTTCGGCCTCTTTTTTCTCTTTTTTGGCGGCTGAATGCGATGACATGATCATGTCGCACTGGATGGCGAAATCGGGGTCTGATTTCTTCCACCGGAAGAAGGTCCGCTTGGTAATACCGATCTTGGCGCAGACCTCTTTAACAGACAGACCTTCGCCAAGCAGCTTCAATATTTCGGCTTTTCTTTCCATGTTCCCTCCTCCTGATGTCACCATGTCACTCTTCACTCATGTCACCATCCCCCACGGGGTCAAAAATCACTCGCGCGTGGAAAAAGGAGTGGGGCGAGGTTTCAGAGACCCCCTCCCCCTTTCGAAAAACGGCCCCCGGGGTCTCCTCCCGTCCCGTAAAAACGCTCCGCGAATCGCGCGGCCTCTTCATTCGCTCTCCTCCTGTTCTCTTCTTTCGTGTTTTTGCCGAGGCCCTTGTGCCTTGCGAGATGGCAGTCACGGCAGAGAGCCACGAGGTTCGAGCGGTCGAAGGTCATGCGGAACTGCATGTCGGGATCCTTGATCGAATCCACCGGGCGAATGTGATGCACCTCTTCCGCAGGCGTCATCACTCCCTCTCTTGCGCAGTCGGCGCAGAGCGGCTGCGATTCCATTACGGCCGCTCTCGTCCTCCTCCACCGGGAGGAGTTGAGAAGCTTCTTGTATCTCATTCGGCTCGCGGTCATCATAGGCGTTCATTTATCTTCTTGCGGTTTCGCGCGTCATGCCTTTCGCTCTCGTCATATCCTGCCGTCTCCCTGAGTTCCTCCATCCATTCGGTGAGGGAGGAGCAATTGCTTTCGCGTCCGTACCGGAGGAAAGCGGAGACAACGCACCGTGCCAATGCGCAGGCAGAGCTGTATCCCGATGCGTGTGCGCGTCTGGTCAGCTCTGTCTTCATTTCGACAGGGATGCGGATGTTGAGTCGAGAGTTAGCCGGCATGATGTAATAGTGTGGCAGTAAGTGTAAGTGGTTATTTGCAAATATAATAATTTATTTCCGCCACTGCAAATCTCCTGCATCCTCTACAATAAAAAGCCGGAATAGCACTAAGCTATCCCGGCAAATACTTTGATAACGGCTGTAGTTAATCAATCAAAGTATTAAATATTATCCGCTGTTTCGTTCAGCTTCATCGCAAGATCGCGCAGTGCGTCCCGCAGAATATCCTTCTGTCTGTCGGTAAATTCACATTGATTCCCATTCCCGTCATACCCGTTGAGACGCTGATATATCCACCCTCTTGAAAATCCAAAATAATCTTTTGAGATATTTCCCCATTTTATATAAGGCAATATACTGTTAAGTTTTTTCATGATCTCCGCCATAGTTGTTTATCTTTTTTTTAATTTCCCCTCCTTTTCGGAGGGGAAATCTTTGTTAGTTTTCTTCGGTTTCTTTAAGTTCGTCAACCAATTGGTCTATGAAAAGTTCCAACTGAATCGAGGGGTTGTGCTTTGATTTTCGGAAGTTTCTCAAGGCTTCTATCAACTCCCATTCTTTTTCTGAAATTTTCTTTGGAATTTGCATGCCGTTATTATTTAGATGATTAACTACACTGCAAATATAGTAATATTTTTAATACTGCGCAAGTTTTTACAGAAAAATTTATAGATTTTTCTTACTCATTGTTCGGCTCTATGCGAATTTATAATGATTTAAGCAATGCGAAGTATAAGATTTTGCACACGGCTCTGCGGTGTTTCTTTTTCATCTGCCTTTATTTAATCGTTCAAAATATTCTTTTTCTTCCTTGCGCTCAATTCTATCGGCTATCTTTACAACAACCCAACCCAAGACATCCCACGCCTTGTAGAATATGCAGAACGCAGCGAGATAGATAAAAATATCCTCGCCTAATCCAATCCATAGACCTAATAGCGAGAGCAATATCAAGACAACAGTACCTAATGCCGTAACCAAGCCGATAAAGACCATTAGGGCAAAGATTAAGGACAGCTCGTCACCGATGAATTTCAGCGCATTTTTTATCTTCATTTCCTTTTCCTCCTTACTTTGTCAAACTTCGCGTAGGGCGAGACGTAGGATTTGCGGTCTTGGCGAGGGAGAGATTTTGCGAGAGCTTTGACTTTCTTAAAAGCCTCGTTGAGGTTATCCATATCGTCGGCCATCTGTACTATTGCCTCGGCTTGCCGACTAATCGTATCTCTGTACTCGCCAAACGCAACGGATAGGTTATCTATCGCTTCTTCTCTCGTCATTTTGAGTTTTGATAAATGTCGCGTTTGCAATTATCTTGTCGCGTATCTCGGAAGCAATCTCACGTGTCTGCAATAGGCCATGCTTTCTGAATGGGCTTTTCTGTGTGCAGGAAGCATTGATTGAATGCATCGTCAATAGCCACCCATCCTTGAATCACGGTGTCCGCATCCTTCTCCTGCTTGCCGAGGGCATAGGCGCGGTCGAAGATTTTGTCAAACACATATCTTGAGGCGCAGTTGCGGCGGAGCATAGCGGTATATTCATACCATAACTCGTTGCGTTTCTGTTCGTAGTCGGCTTGTGTCATAATTTAATCATCTTTAAATATTTCATAAAATGCTCTATAAGCGCCATATAGCATTGCTGCTGTCAAAATTCCAGCAACAACAAAGCAACCCCATTCGGTTATAATTGTCAGAGCAATCAGACCGAATAAAGCAAATGCTCCGAGGATTGAATATAGCACATAAAGCGCGGCCTTTATTTTCGGATTCATAATTCAACTCCTTTCTGTTCCATTTCTTTGAGCATGCGCTTCGTCGTTTCAAGGTCAATCAACCGTTGCATAGCGGTGTCTTGTTCTTTCTTGGCTTTCCTAAATTCATCGGGGCTACCGTTGTTGCAGAAAAAGTCCTCTGCTGCTTTTTCATATAAATCTTTTGACCTATTGAATTGCACGGTTGCTTCATAAAGCATAGTTTCAAGACAAGCGTGTACCGTAGATTTCATCCCCCCACCTCCTTTCTGAGGTCGGGGAAGAGGCGTTCAAGAACACCTCGACTTCCAACACCGATACATTGCTTGTTGTAGTCGCGAACCTCAATCAGTCTTTTTGCGCTTTCAAACTGCTTGCGGACTGCTTCTTTCTCCACAAGGAAGAAGCGGCGAGAGAGCCATGTCAGAAACGCTCCGTTGCTTAATGTAGCGCTCTCAATGTCGTAATTGCGCCATTCTTTGTCCTCTTTATACTTAAACTCGGGACATTCTATCTCCGCATACTCGCGGGCGAGGGCGGTTATTTGGTCGTTATCCATATTTTTTATTTTGTCAGTTCGTCGTGGCTCTGATATGTGAGCCACACTATTGCAGGAATGCCGAAGTTTTCCTCAAACAACTTGGCATATTTGACATTGATACCTCTCTTCCCCTTAATCATGTCATTCAGGACAGACGCAGAGACATTGATTTTATCTGCAAACTCTTTTTGCGACATGCCGGAAAAGAATATCATCTTCATTAAAAATTCACCTACTTTCATCTTTCTTCTTTTTCGGGGTTCAACTGAGGTGTCGGGATAGCCATCCACATTGCCGGATGGTACTTGCGCTCGCAGGGAGGCATCTCCAGATCCTTATATGCTGAAATGTCATATACGCATTCTATATGATTCACATAACGGCATTCCCTCTCGAATGCCTTGCTCGCAATCTTTATTGGCATGGCTCTCCCCCCCCGTTTTTAATATTTTCGTCATTCATCATTCCTACTTTCCCATCTCTTAATTACTATAGCCATTGTGGCGACATTCGTTCCTGATTCGTCAAAAACTCCATTCGGGATTTCATGCGTTTCCGCTCCCACCTCCCCGAGCCATTCTCTAAATTCCACGCAGATCTTCTCTGTGGCGTTTACCCAATGTCGGGAAGTGATAACGCACATCTCTCCCCATGTCGGGTCGAGAGCGTCATACATCATCCTTACATGCTTTATGTCCTGATTCTTCGAAAAGGGAGGATTGGCAAAAATCCTGTCGTAGGTCCGTGGCACGCCCTGCGTGAAGTCTTCGCCAATAAGGGTGACGCCCGGCATCTTTTCAAGCTTCTGTCGGTTCTCCGGCATAAGCTCAAAAGCGTCGACAACCACATCAGAACAAACCTTGTGTATGGCATTGATGATTGCGCCTGTTCCCGCGCTAGGCTCTAATATCGAATACTCAGGCTTAACATCAGACATCGACACAAGCCAGTCGGCGAGCTCCGGAGGCGTGGGAAAATATTGATAATCCTGCTTAAGATTGCATCTCTTGCCGCTCATGAGGATGGAAGCAACGCGCGTCGCATCGAAATCGAACGTAAAGCCTTGTATCTTTCCTCCCTGCCATTTGCCGCCTGCCTCCATTACCCATTTCTTCACCTCCGCATATGATTTTGGATTGAGACGCACCTTCGGAAGTCGCAGTATATTGTCGGTGAAGTCGCAATGCTTCAATACCTCCTCCACGTTCCATTTTTCACCCTCTTCCCCGGTCTTCTCTTTGCCAACGTCCTTCTCGATTCCGAGGAGCTTTTCAAGCGATTTCATAACGGCAAGCCCTGCGGAGACAGCATCATTTATGTATTGAAGCATTGCAGTCATAAATTCAATATCGACATGGAAGCCGTCAGAGAGATAGATGTTTTCTTTCTCGATCATCTCCGGCAATCCCTCCACCTTTATGAGCGTTGCTCGGAGAATATTTATTAAGTTCTGTTTAGAATCAGTCATAAGTTACCATGTTATGTATTTGTTTATATCCCTTGCCTGTTCAGCTTTCGATTTCTGTAGATAGAGCCTTGTGGTGTCAACGCTCTCGTGACCTAATAGCTCCGCAAGCTGTATTACGTCTTTTGTCTTGGCAAGAAATTGCTTGGCAAAGAAATGCCGGAAAGCATGACAATGCGCTTTCTCTATTGGGAAACCGGCTTCCATGGCATTCCTTTTGAGAATCGCATCAAGCCCGCGTGCGCTCAGTGGTGTGCCATGACGCTTTGAAATGATCAGCTCTATTGATGTGTCTGTGGGATGATCTTTCAGCCATTCTTTAAGTTCCCTGACAACAGTCTTCGGGAAATAGATCATTCGTCGCTTTTTGCCTTTACACAATGGATAAAATTCACCGGATAGGATGTCATCCCATGTAAGTTGCTCAAGTTCCGAACGCCGCATCCCTGTGCTCCCGAGCGCCTTGACAACCCAATAAATTTGCCATTTTTCATTGTCTCTGAGCCACCCTAAAAATCCCTGATATTCTTTCTCCGTCGGCACATTTTCGACCGATAGCGACCGCGGAATGGAGATCTTTTTTAGTGTCACGGGTTTCTTTTGGTATTCGCCATATTGCTTTAGAGTCAACATATACAGATTAAGTGTTTTCGGTGACATTCCTTCATGATCCATCGTGGCGATGAAGTCACGGCAATTGGCAAGATTGAAATCAGTGAAATATCTGAAAAATTTCTTCATATGATCGCACTTCATTTTGATCGAGCATGGGGAATAGTCTCTCTGCATCCTAACCCATTCGATAAATGCCGTTATCCTCCTCTTGTTGACTTCTGACAACACCACAATTTTCTGTACTATCTTACCTTTTGCCTTTCGCTGGCCGCCGCGCATTTTTACTCCGGCAAAATATAAGAAATCGCGAATATATAATCGGTCGGTGTCCGTTAGAACCATGCCGAATGTTTTTATATATTCCTGATAGCCGGCTTTGCTGAGTTCGCTCCCTTGCTCGAGGAAAGTGGCTATTACATTCAGCCGCCTCCCCGGGCAGGCCCGTTCAGCGCTTGTAAGCGATAGTATATATTTCCCAAGCCATTCTTCCCTTTTCATTCCGTCCATCGTCATAGCGTCCTCCCTATCAGCACCGCGTCAGCCGTCAGCCTTAACGCCGCCGGCAAGATCGCTATGTCTATACCCTTGCCAATATCAAAGCGCCATCCGTTGGCACCGGCCGATGAAACCTTTGCCGAATTTATTCCGAGATCGCCCATCACCTGATAGAGCAGCCACATGTACTTTCCCTGGAAATTATAGCCTCCGAGCTCCACGATCTTGCCGGTGCAGTTGGTCACCTCCTCCCTGCCCTCACATACCGGACACACCTCCGTCATCGTTACCCTTTCTCCGTTGCGGAGGTAATGATGCCAATCCACCATGCCGCGCCCGTCGCATTCCCTGCAAATCGTCTTGTAGACGTAGAGATCTGTCGAAATCTTCCGGAGCGTCTCCTTGAGATCGCGGATGGTGACCTTCATTTCGGGCGGCGCCTGTG